GAACCCGTTCAGCCGTAAAGATGGCACGTTCGTGTCCAGCTGACGGGACTGTTTTGTGTTTAACCGGGACACCGATCACGAATCGGCCAGCGGAATATGCATCACAGCTAGACATACTTGGGAAGCTTGCCTTCTTCGGCGGTTTGTTTGGTTTTTATCGACGTTACTGCGCAGCCTACAAAGATCGTTGGGGTCAATGGGTTTTGAGCGGGAACTCCCACCTTGATGAACTGAACGAAATCCTCAGATCGTCTTGCTACATCCGACGAACAAAAGATCAGGTTTTGACTGAGTTACCACCCGTGAGACATTCGTTTGTTTATGTCGAGCTCAGTAAATTGGCATTGGCTAAATACAAAAAAGCGGAAGACGATGTGGTTCAGTATCTTGTTGATAGAGCCAAAGAAATTGCCATCGAGCTTGGAAAATCTCCACGGTCTGCAGCTGTTATCGCAAGAATAAAAGCAGAATCAAACATTCACTTGGTAAAACTTTCCGTTCTTCGCCGGCTTGCAGCGGAAGCAAAAATAGAGGTGGCGCAAGAATTCATTGCGGCCAAGACCGAATCGGGAGACAAAGTCGTCGTTGCAGCGCACCATAGAAACATTGTTGATGTGTTGGCAAAACAAAACGGGGACATTCGCATACAGGGCGGGATGGCTGTGGAGGATGTGGAGGAAGCAAAGCGCCGTTTCCAAAACGAATCAGCGGAACAAGCACCAGCAATTATTCTTTCCATTCAGGCAGCCAAGACGGGACACACCTTGACGGCATCGCAGGATGTACTTTTCGTTGAGTTGCCGTGGACGCCAGCAGATGTTGATCAAACTTACAGTCGTTGCCACCGCATCGGTCAAAAAGGATCCGTAATGGTTACATATCTGATCGCAAGACAAACCATTGACGAACAGATGAGCGCTTTGATCAGATCAAAACGCGAAGTCGTGAACAAGGCAACTGACGGGGCTAACGATCTTCCAGAGTTCGAAGAGGAGCAGCTGGTCTTGGACTTACTGCTTCGCGGATTGGACGTCGATGGATGACATAAGCAAACGCACCGCACCACAGAGGGATGTTCTTGCGATAAACCGAACCGGGAGCTGGGGAAAAGTTGAATATCGGCACATGTTGTCGTGCGGCCACACAGAAATTAGAAAACGAAAATCAGAAGCTCCGCAAATTGCTTGCACGCTGTGTGCTGTCGCCGTAAAAGCAAAAGAAGAATTCGGGACACTGGTTGTTGCCACGCAGAGAAAACCATTACCCGTTGTTGATGTTGACCTGATTGATTGGTATGAAGACGAGATTGCCGGCGAGGAAACAAAAATTAGGGAAATCGTTTTTCTGATTGCATCCAAATTTGGTGTTGAGACAGATGCGGTAAATGTTGTTCTCGGAGGCGGAAGCGAAGAAACAGGTGTTTCCTATGCAACCGTATTTCTTGACCGTGAAGCAATCAACCGACTTACCACAGAGTAACTAGTCCGTGTATTTTGGGATAACCAGTCTGACATCGTAAACATCCGCACCCGGGGATCCAATTACTTCAATCTGAAAGGCATCCATGATGTCGGAGGCCAGATCCGTCATTTGCGCATCGAGGGCCACGAGCTGGTCCTTTTCAGTAGTCCCGTCGTCAACAACATCCATGAATTCTTCTTTTAAAGCGGTCATTATCTTGAGTCTGGCTTCGATCGGGTCTGGTGTCATTGCAAAATCTTAGCCGCGGTGCTAGGGTTTTATCAGTAACCACAACCATCACAGAAAGAGCAACCATGAACAACCAAATCACTGTTACCGGTAATTTGACAGCTGATCCAGAAATCAAATTTTTTGATTCTGGCGCAGTAAAGACGGGATTTTCCGTCGCAGTTAGCCGTCAATGGACGGACACCAAAGGCGAAAAGCAGGAACAAACATCCTTCGTAGAGGTCAGCGCATGGCGTTATCTCGCAGAAGATTGTGCCCGTGCGTTGAGCAAGGGATCCCGTGTCACTGTCACTGGCCGAATCGAACAACAATCATGGGATGACAAGAACGACGGTTCAAAGCGATCAAAGATCGTAATTGTTGCCGACGAAGTATCTGTCGCATGTTCCCAGATTGAGTCCTACGAGCGTCGTAAGCGTGAGAACGCTGAAGGTGCGTCACAAGGGCAGAACCGTCAATCATCGGCTCCTAGGGCCTCACAGGGCGCTTCTAAGGCTCCTCAAACACGTGTTACCGCTGGTGCTCGCAAGCCAGTGACATCCCGTGAAGAAATTCTTGAGGAAGACCCATTCTGACAATTGCGTAAACTTGGTGATTTTGTAACGGTTAATCCTTGCCAGCGAGCTGGAACCGTCATAAAACCCAATGAATTAAACGATTTTGTTTAAGTGCACCATTTCTATCAATATCTGATAAACTTGTCTAGTAATCAAATAGGGTTCAGCCATCTTCCTACAAGGCAGCCCACCTAGTTCATAATCACGAGAACAATCCAGGAGGATAGCTTGAAAACCAAGACACTCTTTATTTTTGTATACCCACAAAGCTGTGACGCTTGTGGGGTGTCATATTCGCCGACGCGGGAGATGACCCTTTGAGGAATCTTTGGGGGTTGGTCTCATCTGTTGCCATAGTCATTGGCGGAGTAATACTCCCCAACCAAGGCAATGAAAAGAACTCAATCCAAAGCGAAACGACGGTTGTTCAAATAACCGCAACGGACGTCCAAACAATTGATCCAAGCCTGCAAGCCATTGCTTCTTTGGCTACCCCGACAACGGAAACAAAGGCTCTTGGTCCAATTAACTACCACGGCTTTACTTTTAAGCACGGGGATGTTTCTTGGTTGCCGGCTCTTGCCGCAGCGGCTGGCTGGCCAGAAAAAACCTGGCCAAAGCTTGAGAGAATTGTTTTGCGTGAATCCGGTGGATGCCCAAACCGTTTTGGTGGCTCGATAGTGAACAAGGATTGCGAAATCATTGGGCATGACGGCAGTGATCACCGTTCAGATACAGGCTTGATGCAAATTAACGGTGTCAACTACAACATTGAGCGAAATAAATGGGCTGCTCTGTGCACGAAAATGAACATATGTGAACAGGAACCACTGTTTGACCCGTTGACGAATCTCAAAGCTGGAAAATTATTGTACGACCTGTCCGGATGGGGTCCATGGGATCCATGTTCGTGGGATAAAACCAGATGCCCGAAGAACAAAAAACCGTAGAGGGACAAGCCACCAAGACGATCCATAAGACGATTGGTGGATACGGAACAAGTTACTACCTGACTGCGTGTGGTCTCTACGCAGGAAATTACTTCGTACATGTTTCCGACAACGAGGTAACATGTCCCAGATGCAAAAGTCTCAAAGAACCAAACGGATGAAATTCGGTGGTTATGTCACCAAGATTGATTCGGAGGATTCGTGGGCTCCATTGTTTAGATCACATTTGATGATCAACGCTGATACTGATTATGTTTTACGATCACGTCGAGAATGCAGCAAGATTCTCAGGTTCATTGCTCGAGAGGGAAAGCTCGGGACTCCTCTTCTTTGTAAGTCCAAACGTGTACGCACAGATGGCCTTGATGGTTACTCGTGCTGTTTGATTACAGAAACAACAATTGCGACAGTACGCATATATAAAGACAATGGTGTTCAAAGTGTCCGAATGAATTTTGAGTTCGGTGCATTGGTTGACGTAGATCAAATACTCTTAGATATTGTTGAAAGACTCGTATTAAAAACCCTTGACTGGACCTACTACGACAGGAATACCGAAATAGAGTTAATTGATGACCAGGAACGCTTTGACGGAGTGAACATAAAGCGTTATGATTAATGGATGAGCAACCATCCTTTTAGGAATACGGAAAAGCTATACGGCGAGTATGAATTCCTTCAGGCAGATCGGCTCCCATGCCCAGTGTGCGGTCAGGCAACAGGTGACTGCACTGGTGATTCAGTAAAACCCACACACATTATTGGCATTGATATTAATATGGAATCAATGAAAGATGAGAAGTTGGTTCTAGTCGAAGAAACGATTTACGAACATAGACAGATAACTCCGTTTAGCAAGGTGAAAGTAATTCTTCACAAAGCCGGCTCCTATGTGACCACCGAGCGAGCAAAAGAGCTAGGTATTTTAAAAATTGACAACTGATTCATATTTCTGTCTTTTAGAATAGACCCTCCTACAACGCAAAGAAGGAAATATGACCAAGCTCAGTGATGAATTTCTAAACTCTTACGCAGACAAACAGACCCCGTGGGGTTATGGTGGCTTGGGCGAAGTCGTATATTTGCGGACCTACAGCAGGAAGCACGAAAACGGATCAACAGAGACTTGGCCGGAGACAGTTCGTAGAGTCATTGACGGCGCAATCGACATAGGTGTCAACTTCTCTGATGATGAGGCTCAAAAGCTTTTTGATCACATGTTTAATCTTCGCTGCACTGTTTCTGGCCGTGCTTTATGGCAACTCGGAACACCGCTGGTTAAGAAGTTCAACGCTGCATCAATGAACAACTGCTATTACACCAATATTGAGAAGATTGAAGATTTTGAGTTACTTTTTGAATACCTGATGCTCGGTGGCGGAGTTGGTTTCTCCGTTGAGCGTTCAAAGATTCATGATCTACCAAAGATCAAAACTGGGGTTAATATTTCCCATGAACGGTCAAACGATGCCGACATTATTGTTCCTGACTCGCGTCAAGGTTGGAAGCGCCTGCTCCATTCAATGTTGAAGTCGTACTTTGAGA